TCTCCTTTGGCTGGTATTGCTGCTGCTGCTGGGGCAGTTGTTACAGGGCTTGCTAACGTTGCAACAATTAAGAATCAAAAGTTTGCTTTAGGTGGTATGGTTGTTGGTCCGAGTCACGCTAATGGAGGTGTTAAGTTCGCTGTAGGTGGTAGGGTTAACGAGCTGGAAGGTGGTGAAGCTGTTATCAATAAAAGAAGTACTAAAATGTTTGCTCCTGTTTTATCTGCCATGAATGTTGCTGGTGGTGGCGTTAAGTTTGCTAATGGTGGTATAACTGATTTTAGTTCTGCAAGCAGTATAGATAGTGAAATTAGCGGACAAAATCAAATAATGTCTTTAATAAATTCCTTACCTTCACCTATTGTTAGGGTAACAGATATAAATGACACGCAAAACACGGTAAAAGTTACACAAGAAACAGCCTCTTTATAATGGATTACGTACATCATTTCAATAAATACAAAGAAAATAACGACACTAATATAACTAAAGAACAGTTTAACGGGGTTATTAACTACATAGAAGAACGTGGCAAGCTTAAAAATACGTTTAAGTTTTACCACATGGTTTATGATTATTATAAGTCTTTAGATGATAAAGGAAAACTTCAAAAACAATTAATAGCAGAAGTTTGTGAGGAATTTAGAACTTCTGCTGTAACTGTTTTTGGCGTATTGAAATATTTTAAAGAGTAATTACAAATTTGTAATGACTCATACCGATTTGTTGTACACAATTAAAAAATATCGTGTAGGTGGTCACTTTCAAAGTTCATACCTCCTAAATCTTCTTTATTAGGTGGCTTTATTACTACATCAGTTTTAGGTTTCCAGTCAGGGAAAACCATTTGAAATTGTTTTACAGCATCTCTTATATTGCTTGGAGCGTATGTATGTCTACCATCAGCATATCTAATTGCCATCCAAATGGTTTCTTCAAACGCATACTTTAGTTTTTCTATTTTTTGTTTATCTGTCATAATGATATTTTTTAAAAGATGTACAACATTATGTATAAGGCATTAAAACGACCTCATACATTTAACGTTAGGTTTAATTAAAAAAAGCATCAACCAAGCTATCAACTGAAGGCTTTAATAATTTAAAAACTTCAACTTTGCTTTCGTCAACATCTTCTTCTGTTAGAGTAAACCAAAACAATACAGGCATCGGTGTTCCTAAAGCATCGGCAATTTTTTTAACCACATCAATACTTGGTTCTTTGTTGCCATTTTCAAGTTGTGATAGATAACTTTGAGTTATGCCTACCATCTTACAAAAATTACCTTGTGTTAATCCTTTGTTTTTTCTAAGTGTTTTTACTGCTAGTCCTAAATTCATCGTATAAAAGTTTTTAAATTATTTACCAAAGGTAATAAATTATTTCTAATGTGCAATATTATTAAGTCTTTTTTTAACTAAAACCTAACAATGTATAACACACATTAAAACGATGTGTTATACTAACCGTTATCAATAATTAAAGTCCTGCCATCATGTCCGCTAATCTATTAGGGTCATTTAATATTTCTTCATTATCTTTTTTGTACCGCCTTAACTCTTCTAGTTCTTTATAAACTTCGCTCTCTTTTCTCATTACAAAAATAGCGTTGTTTTCGCCAGCCCTAAAAGCTTCGGTAGCTATATGTACATACTGTTTATGCTCACCATATAAGTTTTTAGCGTATTCCTTTGCGTGCATTCTTTTAGTTTGTGCCATTTAATTAATAATTGATAACACGGTGTAAAATTCCATGCTTAATAATAGCCGTTATAAATTTGATAGTTTCGTTTAGCACGGCATTTACACTAAACGTTAACAAATCTAAACATTAATATCAAAAAGCCAATAATATAATTAAGTTTTGTCTTAATTAGAATTAGTCTAAATAAACATAATAAGCGTATTTATATTTATATTTTTACAAATATGATTACAGCAGACTTATATATTATTAACGAAATAGGCTCAGAAGGCATAACAGCCAGTTACGTACAAGATTTTTTAATGCGTAATAAAAAAGCTGAAAAGATTAATCTTCATATAGATAGTGGTGGTGGTTCAGTTTACGAAGGTTATGCTATTTATAACTTATTAAGAAATTGTGGTAAACCTATAGACGCGCACATTATTTCTTATTGTGGTTCAATAGCTACAATGATTGCCTTAAGTGCTGATAATATTTATATGAATGAGCATGGTAGGTTCATGATTCACAACCCATCTACGCAAGTTCAAGGAGATGTACACACAGTTAAAAAGGCTGTTAAAGAATTAGAAAACATTAAAAACGAATTAATAAATCTTTATCACACTAAATCAGGAATGGATAAAAACCTTATCTCTGATTTAATGGATGATGAAAAATCCTTTACGGCTATTGAGGCTAAAGAGAGTCGATTCATAACGACTATAAAAGAACCATCGAAGGCGGTGGCGTTTATTGAAACTAAATCAAATTTTATAAACATGGAAAAAAAAGAATTAGAGGGAATGTTCTCTAGGTTCTTTGCTGATGTTAAAGGGATGCTAAAGCCTAAAAATGAAGGTGAGCAAATCTTGACAACTGGCGAAGATGTAGGCTTTGACATTTGGGTGAACGCTATGGAGGGCGAAGACCTAGAAGGTAAAGAAGTTAAAAAAATAGTAGCTGGTGAAGTTGCTGAAGAACCTGTAGAAGACGGCTCTTATCCGTTAGCTGATGGTAGTACTATTACTATTTCAGATGGCTTAGTAGGTTCTATTGGAGTTGCTGAAGAAGAAGGGAATGAAGAGGTAGAAGCGTTAAAAGCTCAGTTAGCAGAAAAGGAAGCTTTATTAAATGATGCTTTAGAATCTTTAAACGCTTTTAAAGCAGAGTCAGAAGCTAAAGAGTTAGAAAATAATTCAAAAGTAGAATCTTTAGCTAAACAAGTTGAAGAAATTAAAAACCTAACAGTAGGGGTAAAAGATAGCTTTATCAATAAAGCAAGTAATAAAATAAATAACGAGGATAAATTCTTTAAAGTAAAATAAAATGGCAGCAGAGATTATAGAAAATGTAACGGTAAATTACACGTGGAACGGAGAAGTAACAAACGATGTAATTTTATCACCAGTTGCACAAGATGAAGATATTTCTTTACTCTTTACAATAAAAGAGGGAATAAAATCAAAATTTCAAATTCATTTAGCAGATCAATTAGGAGATGTAACAACGGCTTATAGTGGTTGTGGTCTCGGTGATACTGCTACAGGTGTTGATATCACTAACAAAACATTAGAAGTATCAGACTTCCAAGTATATAGAGAGCAGTGTGCTGATGTATTTGACGATACTGTTTTTGAATTAGCTAAAAAATCTGGTGTAGATCGTAACGACCTAACAGGTACACAAATTCAAAACGGTATTATTACACCTTTATTAGCACCAGCAACAGCGAGGGATATGTTTGCTATGGCTACATTTGGTGATACTGGGAGTCTTGATCCTTTATTATCTTTAATGGATGGTCAATGGACTAAGTTAATTGCTGGTGTTGCTACTTATGAAGTAACTAAATCAAGTGTTTCTTTCGGAGCAACTTTAGCAGCTGGTGAAGCGTTAAGCGGATTAGAAGCAACTTACACAGAATCAAAATTAGCATTAAAGCAAATTAAACCAAGTGATAAAGCTTTTTATGTAACTGTAGAAGTATTTGAAAACTACCAAAAATCTTTAGAGACTTTAGGTGGTACTGATTCAGGTTGGAAAGTTGTACAAGATGGAGTACAAAAACTATACTTTAGAGGGATTGAAGTAATTCCTATGTATGGATGGTCTAGAGTAATCGAAGCTAAGTCTATTGCTGACCCACACAGAATACTTTACACTACAAAAGCTAACCATATCTTAGGATTTGATTCAAGAGCTGACTCCAGTAAGCTTAAAATGTGGTTCTCTGATGATGATGACAAGATGAAATATCTTTTCAGATATAGAATGGGATATGAATATATTAATGCAGATTTACAAACTATAACTTACTAATTATGCCAGCTTGTTTAATAAGTGCTGCAATTGATGCAACTTGTGCAGACCTTCGAAGAGTCGGGGGTCTACAAGCTGACTTATACGTAGCTAATTTAAGTGATATACTTTCTTATACAGAAGATTTATCTGGATATGTAGACTCTTTTACGTTTGATACGTATGGAGGGTTCTATAAATTTGAATCAAAGAAAAATTCTCACTCAGCTGGTTACACGGCTGCTATAGGTGGGGTTGGTGCTAATACGTTTGTTAATCATAACGTAATAGCTAAATTCTTTGCTACTACTCCTACAGATGACCAAGTTATTGAAGACATGTTGGTAGCTGATTTGGTTTTTGTTGTAGAAACTAAAAACAAAGAGTTTAAGGTTTACGGAATTGATGCTGGTTGTGCTATGACTGAGGCAACTCAGAACTCAGGGCAAGAAGGAGCGGGAGATACTACGGATACTTTAACTTTCTTGGGTGAAGAAATAGACTTACCTAAAAGGTTTTTTGATACCGACTACGCAACTACTAAAGCTCTTTTAGAGTCTTATGTGGTTACACCATAATAAGTTATTAAAATGACTTTAAAAGGCTATCTAATTTAGATAGCCTTTTTTGTTTTAAAACGGTAAAACACTAGAATCCCTAAGCCCTTTAACAGCGAACTTTTGTTTTCCTATCTTTATTTTTCTATAGCATTTTGAGATATTGATACCGTTAGGGCTTTTGTTTTCTTTTCGTGCCATCTCACTTATAGTATCAATATCTAACTCGCTTACCAATAGTTCTAAAATTGTAACCAATTCGTTTTCTTTAAAATCTTTATTAATTATAGATAAAAGCACTTCATTTAGTTTAATCATGGTTTTTATTAGTTACAAATTTGTAATTACTCATACCGATTCGTTATGCTTAATTAACTGTTTAGTAACTTCTCTGCTTTCTCTCTTATTTTTCTATCAGTCCACTTCTTGTGCCATTTAGTACTGTCGCTCCACTCAATGCAATTCTTTAATTCTTCTTTTGTCAGCCCTTCCATTTTGTTTTTCATAAACAAATAGTCCACTACAAATCCTCTAATTCTACCTATTAAATCGGCTACAATAGCAGCTATAGTCATTAACACGTATGCAACCCAATAAAGAGGGTTAGTTATTACAAATAATCTTTCTAAGTCCATATAAATAAGCATAACACGTATTATGATGCCATGCAGTTAATGTTTTAGCCGTTACAATCAGTTGAGCAAGCACGGCACATACACTTGTCATTATACAGAATGCTTTTCCATATCTGCACACACATAACATTGTTCATCACATTTATTTTCACCACTACACTCTCTGTCACACAAATAATCACTCTGTATAACATCATGCATAGGTAATTTAGAACCTTGCTCTATGTGTTTATAAAGTGTTTCTATATCTGTAAGCATTTGTTTATGTAGGTTATCACGTGTTCCATACACAGCCATTGTATAGCCTATTTCAATATTCCTTTGTACTCTTTCTATTTCATTCATCTTTATCTGTGTTTAATCGGTTCAAAACTACCCATGCACAAGGCGTTAGCGTTCATTAACACAATCAGGTGGCTGTTGTCCTCCTTTAGTACAATGGTAATAACACGCTTCATCACAATTTTTAGAAGGAAACGAAACGCTAACACTACCTATGATTTCAGTATTGCTTGCTAGTTCACGTTTTAAGTCAATAAGTTTATCGCATAACTCAAACTCTAAGGTTGAGCATGGTAATCGTCCTTCAAGTAATTCTGAGTATTCTTCTGTTGTGTATTTCATATTGTTAATTTTAGTAGTTATCTGTCCGCAATCAATACCGAAACATAGCTTTAACATTATACCTAACTTATAGTTTTACTAAAACACTCGGAACACAATACTTTACCCGCATTCTCACTATACCTCCCATTTTTACCACATTCGCAAGGTATAACAGCACCTAAAAAGCCATTAGCTTTAACTACTTTACTGTATTCCTCCATAGCATCTAATATCCAATCTGCTTGCCAGTGGTTAATTGCTCCACCGCTTTTCTCTTCATGCTTATAAAGTATCTCTTTTGCTTTTTCTCTACTCATTACCTTAGTGGGCATAGCCCGTTAAATCTAACATCGTTTAGCTGTACTCATTAGCAAACATTAGGTTACTGATTAACCTCACCCTTCAGTTGCTCAAACCTTTCAGTAGTTACTATTATTTTTCTTGGTGTATTTTCGATTGCTCTTTCAAGAGATTGAAATAGTTCTTTCTTACTTTTACATAAGTGTTCTATTGCCTCAAAAGGTGTTAATCCTCTTGTCATACTTTCAAAGATGCTTCTAAACTCTGCATCAAATTGAAACTCTTCAAAGAACTCTTCTGTAAATTCTGCTTTTAAATCAAATTGGTTCATAATTAACGATTTGCTAACAAGGCATAAATAATAATGCTTTGTTAAGGTTTTACTTAATTTAATTTTGTTTCTGTGTCGCACTATTTTTATGCGGAGCGTTATAAAACATTGCGTTTATAGTCGTTATTACTATCTATAACACCTTTTTCTTTCATTTTTTCAATTGTTCCTTTAGCAACTGTTATTTCTAGGTCTTTATAATTTGTCAGGTAGTAAACAGTCCTTCTATGTTGGTTTGCTTCTTCGAGCTTGAATCCTTGTTCAAACCTTGCTATTACTTCTTTTTGGCTTGATGTTCTCATATATCACATTTTATAACACGGTGTAAAATGACCATGCAATTAATAGCCGTTGTAAATTCAATCTTTTACGCTTGCACGGCATTTACACAAGCGTTGTGTGTAATGCTAAAATTCTGCACTTTCATCAGACT